TTAAAAACCACCAAAGTGGTACACCAGATTATCCTCGTAAGTGGCGCCCTTGTTGAGAGACACATTGGCGGTGATGGTCTGGTAGCCGATGAGACGCTCCCAGCCTGCCACTCTCTCACTTACTACGAACTCCAGATAACCCGGCAGCTCACTCCTTGTGCTGGAGAAGAATACGAACGGTGGGCGCACCATCGACATCAGCCGCAGAAACTCCACCATCCCGAAATATTCCGACTTGCGATATGCGCCCTGCATGGTACAAACATAGGGCGGGTCAAGTACCAACAGGCAGCGCGGGTTGTCAATGTATTGCGGCAAAAGCGTTGTATAACTCTCGCACGTCATCTCCAGCCCTTGCAGATAATCATCGGCTCGTGGGTAATCACTCTGGCGTAGGGAGTGATACAGGTCGGTGCGTAGCAGCCAGTCCAGGTCAGGCACTTGCTTACCAGAAAACAACAGCCAACTGCCGAGACAATCGAGGTCACGATATCCATCAAAATCTCGAATGGCCTGGCGAATACGCTCGCGCTCATCTGGTGGGATAGGCTTGTTGCGTGGCAGGTGCTGGGTCAGACGGTCGATAATATGACGCAGACGGTTGGTATCGTTGATGTGGATCAGGCGTCTGGTATAGCCGTCGTAGTCATTATAGATAACACGCGCGGCAGGCTTGCAGCGCTTGGCCACGTGCGCCAATAAGCCGCTGCCGCCAAAAGCATCGAGGATTATCCAGCCTGTGCCATCGTCGGGAATGTGGTCATTTAATAGCGCCTTAAATGGTTTTAGAAACCGGCGTTTTTGTCCGGTAAATGGTAGCGGTGCCTGTGTGTAGGTCTTGAGCGTCATCGGTATCTCCAATGGCACTCGTGGCGCTCGTCGTTACAGGAAGATGCGAACAGCTACCGTGAGGTTGCCTGGCATCCATGTTGTGGGTTGCAGCATCGATGCTCGCGGCATTCTGAGTTGTTAAAGATGTTGATGGTCTTGCAACGGCTACATTTGATTTGCAGGTTGCCGCTACCGATGGCCAACAATTTGCTGCAAGTCTTGCAGCGTAGATACATAGGGTCTCCCGTGATTGGATGAGGCGTCATGTTACGCACCGCATCACCCAATCATGAGACGACGGGCTTCAGACCTTGATTTCTTGCCAGTCGAGGTCAGGCGCCTTGCCCTCGATGCGCAGGGTCACGGCGTCAAAATAGACGCTCTCGCCAATCTGCGTCTGGCCGGTGATGACCACCACGCCGCCGGTGGGTGTCTCGCCCACCCATGTGTCCGCGCCCTTGCCGCCGACGATTTTGGCGACGGCGCGGTGGCGCGGGTTGATGAGGTCAATCAGTTGTTGGCGGATGTTGCTCATGTCAGTCTCCCAGATAGCGGTCAATGGTGACGGTTTGTGTGACTACCGGCGCGCCGCCGTCCAGCTCGACTGCGACGCTGATGCCCTTAATGACGCCCTGCCATGTCTGCCCCTGCTCCGCAAATGCCCATACCGCGCCGAGGCTCGCCAGCGGCAGTTGGTATTTTTCTGCCCACGGCAGTTGCACCGTCTCAATCTTGTGCGTGCCGGTCTCGCTCAAGGCATGGATGCCCGCGGCGCGCATGACGTCGGTGTCGGTGTAGGCGGCGTGGGTCAGGGTCGATGCTTCCGGTTGCTGGTCGGTGCCTTCGCGGTAAACGAGGCCGCCCTTGGCCTTGGCACCACCAATTTGCTCGGCGGCCGGGGTAAGGCGTACCGCGTTGCAGCGCTCGCTGATGCGGCGCTGTCCGCTGACACTCAAGATGAGGTTGGCCGGGATGGTGAGTGCTGGCGTGGGTTTTGCCCACGCGGGTTGCCGCCACACGGGACGGACAAAGAGCTGCGCCTCGTAGGGGTGGCTCTCGACAAAGGCGCCTGCTGCCTTGGCGAGGTCGGCGATAACCTCAATCGGTGTTTGCCCCGATATGGTGTAGGTGTCGCCGGGGATGAGCCAATCGACCGCCTCCCACGCCGCGATGGTGTACGGCAGCAGGTTGAGCTGCTCGTCGGCGATTTGCCGGGCAAAGCGCTGGTTGTCGTAGCGGGTATGCTTGCCCTTGGCGTAATCCGCGCCCAGCTTGGCAGTGATGCTGCGCCCGGTGATGCTGTATGTGTGGCCGATAAATTTGCGCGTGTCGCGGTAGTCCTCGGCGAGGATGTCCCAGCGGTTTCCATTGATGCGCACGGTTATCACGGCCTCGTCGCCCGCGGCGCGTTGGTCAATCTTGAGCTTGGCAAAGGATGCGGGCGAGAGGGTGATGTCGCCCTGCCAGCAGTAGCTATCGGTGTCGGTGGTAAGGGTCAGGGCGAGCAGGTCGAGCGGCTCGCCGTTAAGGTCGGCGGTAATCTTGTTGTGCATGATGTATCCGGGGAGGATGGGCAGGTCGTTGGTGTCACCGTCGTGCCAGCATCTAAGTGGCAGGGCAAGGCGGGCGGAATCCCGCGCCACACGGCGGCGGGTAAACGGCAGCGGCAGCCGGTCGGACGGCGGGCGGAGGCGGCAGGGGGAGAGGTCGGGCGGCGGTGGCGGCAGCGGGATGGGGTAATACTCGCAGGGCGGCCGCACCGCACGCTGGTAGCGCACCGGTTGGCAGGCACGCAGCGCAGGTCCCCAGCTGTGTTGTATGGCGCAGTTGATGAGCCGCGGCGCGACACTGATACGCGGTGCCGCGCAGCCCCGCAGTAATGGGGCGGCGGCTGTTGGCGCGACGGTGCAGGTCTTGATGGCGACGGCGGCGGTGCTGCGCGGTGCGGTGCAGTTGGCGAGTGCCGGATAGGCGCCAATGCCCACGCGCGCGCAGGTGGCGATACGGTAGGTCGGGCTGATATGCGCCGTCTGGCAGTTGCCGATGCTCGGCACCGGGGTGATGGCATGGTGTTGGCAGAGGGCGATGTCCTGCATCGGCGTGACCTCCGCGGGCAGGCAGTTGCTGGCGAGCGCCGGTTGCCCCAAGGCGGGCAGGCAGGCGGTTATGTCGACCGTCGGCGCAACCCGCGCCACGCCGCAACTGCTGATGCGCACGGTCTTCGCTTGGGGTGGCGGTTTGGGCGGCGGCGGGGTGATGTTGCCTTTGGCGCGCAGCGGCAGGGTAAGGCGGGCGCTGTCGCGGCCGCCGCTATGTTCGCCAAGGGGGAGAGGCAGACGATCAGGTTCGGGCGTTGCCATGTATGGCTATCCTTGTGGCTTCGCAGTGGGGCAAGCCCCACCCTACGCTTGCCATGACGCCCACAGTTGCGCCTGCTCTGTCAGCGTCAGCGTGGTCGATGGCTTGAGGTCGTCGTAGCAGATGGGCTCGTATTGCCGCGCCGGATGGCGTCCCATGATGAGGTAACGCCGCGCCGGGTTGAGGTAGGGCACGAGGTAATGGCCGTTGGGCAGTGAGCGTGTTTGCTGTTGTAACAACAGGGTCTCGGCGTCAAAGACGTAGATGTTGCCGATGCCCGCCGCGCCGCCGACGGTTACGATGCCATCCTCGCTACCGGCCATGTAGCCGCGGTGATCGGCGATGTAGTGTGGCTCTAGCAGCATATCAGTACCGCCATTTGTCGGTGCGCACCACGAGGCGGGCAAAGGATTTGTTGAGGTCTTTCCAGCCGTAGCTGTGCAACACTATATATTGCGCGCCCTCGTCGTCAATCACGGTCAGGTTATCGGCGGCGCGGGTGTTGGTATACACCCCGGGCACGGCATAGAGGCGCTCGCCACGTTGCAGCAACACCGGCGCCACGTATTCCCCCGCCGTCTCGCGCGGTGGGGTAAACAGGCTGAAAACATCCTGCGCCTGCGCACCGCTGTCATCGCGGTAGCTTTTGGCTTTGACGCTCGCCGAGGCGCTTGCGTCGTAAAACATGCTGCTGTGCGAGCCGTCGTTGTAGTTGCCGCCGCTGTGGGCGAGGATGAGGGCGCGGCTGCCGTTGTCGGTGCTCGTCGTGTCGCCGTAGTAGAGCATCATGCCATTGCGTCCGGGGCTGTCGTAGCCGCCCTCCACCCAGACGATGACGCTGCGCGCCGAGGCGATGACCGCCCAGCGGCCGCTCCATTGGTTGCCCTGCCCATGTTTGTAGGGGGTGGCAAGTTCGAGGATGGCCTCGCCGTTGTCAATGTCGCTCATTTGCCGGTAGGCCGCGACGCGGCTCACCCCGCTCTGGTCATGGACGCGCAGGTAGCTGTCCAGCTCGCCACTCTTGGCAGGCGCAAAGACGCGCTTGCCTGCCGCGGCTTCTTCGTGCGGCATCGTCCAGCCGGCGCCGGGCTTGTTGCCGTAGCCGGTGACCAGGCAGGCCTTGAGGATGAGGGAGAGGTTGCTTTTGGTCAGCGCCGGGGCGTCATCGTCGGTTGAGCGATACAGCGTGACGGGCATTTCGAGGTTGTTGGCGTACATTCGGGTTCCTCCTTAGATTTCGACGGTATTGCCGCGCAGGCACATGGTGAAACCGTCGGTCTCGGTCTGTTTGGTCGCAGACGGTTGCACGGCGCGCAGTATCCACACGCCGAGGTGCGTGCCGTAGGTATTGAGGCGGATGGCGTTGCCCGCCGCCCACGGCGATGCGCCGTTGTTGATGCCAAACGCGCCCTTTTTCAGGACAAAGTACGGCTTGCCGGTGGCGGCGTTAATCGGCGCGAGGTCTTGCAGCGCGTCAAAGCGGCCGACAAAGCCCAGCGCCTCCGAATAGAGGTCAAACTGCGTGCCGTCGCGCCAGACAATCGCCCAGCGGTCGGTGGTGGCGCCGTCGTCGGTGAGGACGAGCGGATAGTCTTTGAGGTTGAGTTTGGCGGTGATGGCGTCGCCTCTAGGGTCGTCGCTCCACACGTTATCAAAGAGTTTCTGCGACCACGGCGGGCTGTGCCGCACCTCCAAATCGCCGCCGATGAGCGCCGAGGAGATGTAGGTGTCTTCCTTCGGGTAGTCTCGGCCGGTCGGAAATTGCAGTTGCAAGGTGCCGTCAATGTCGGCGACGATGACCCGGTTTTCCTCTTCTCGCGCGTGGTGGGCGGCAATCGGCATGGTGTACGCAGAGAGGTCGAGCGGCGTTGCCCAGGTGAGGGTGCCTGCGTCCAAGTCGTAGTCGTACCATTTGGCCTCAATCGCCTGATTTTTGGCGTCGCGCAGGCAGAGGCTGTCGATGTGATCACGCGAGAGCCGTACTGTCTGCCCGGCGCTGTGCGCGCTGCCGAGGTCGTCGCTGAGGCGGTGGCCGATGACGATCATGTCGCCGCGCCGGAATATCGGCACGCGACCGTCGGCGGGCAGGCGTACCGCGTCGATACCGATGGCCGAGGTGTCGAGCGGCAGATAGGTGTAGCTGACGGCGTTGTAGAGGATGGTGTCGGCATACACCTGCGCCGGTTGCCAGATTTTGCCGTCGTCGCGCACGGCGTCGGGGTTGTACCAGTATTTACTTTCGTTGCCCGCCGCCACCACCCACTTGCCAAAGCGGACGCGGACGACGCCGGTCTCGTAATCGACCGTACCCTCGACGTTGCCGCCGCTGATTTTGCCGCCGTTGTCGGCGCGTACGTTGAGCTGCCCCCCGCTGAGCGGGGTCGCGGTGATTTGCAGCGAGGCGGGGCGGATGGGGGAGGCGGGGATGCGCCATACGGCGGTGTCGACCGGGTTGGCCGATACTGTCCCGGCCAGCGCTTGCAGACTGACCGCGCCCGCCGGTGCCTGCTCGACGGTGGCAATACCGGTCTCGTAGTTGATAGAGCCGACGCGCGCCGCCGCCCCGGTCGCAGGCTCCAGGCGGTAGTAGAGCTCGCCGCGGCGGTCAAAGTAGGTCTCTTGCCCGATGGCAAAGCGCACGCTGCCGGGGACGATGCGCTCGGCGTAGGTCGGCAGGAGGTCAAGGCGTAAGACGCCGGAGCTCGCCTTTTTGCTGCGCGCGTCCTCCGTCTGCTGCCCGCGAAACTTAGCGCTCACCACAAAGCTGTCATCAATCGGCGCGGCGGCAAGCGCGTCCACGTACTCGTAACCGGCAAACACCATGCGGTAGAGCGGTTTGACCGTCTGCGTGGTGCCTTGGGTGGAGACTATCTCCTCGCCCATCGGCTGTTTGCGGTAGATTGCTTTGGGGATTTTGACCACCGCGTCCGGCTTAAGTTTGATGACGCCGGTCGTGTAGTTAATCGTGCCACGGCTGACGCCACCGGCATCGCGCAGCGCGCCCGCACCGTCATCGCGCACCGT